TTATTTATCATTGTCTATATCCCCGGCGCTTTCTACCTTATCATTCAGGGCTTCAATGGCCTTACGAAGGAAGCCGGGGATCTTCGCACCCAGGGCGCCTGCATTTTCAATGATGCTGCCGGCCTCGGTAAGGATGTACCACACTAACACCAGTGGACAGAGGAGTACCGTGTAGGTGAAAGGCAACTCAACCCCAGGCACGTTGCTCAGTAGGTGGCCAATGACCGTATCCAGGATGGCCGCTACGATGACGGCCGCCACGCTGCCCAGCTTATGCCAGATCCCGTCCCGGGCGGTCTTGCTGGACCACTCCCCCGCCCGCAGGGCTGCCGCAGAACCGGTGGCGTAGTCGATAAGCATAAACACGATCCAGGCTACCACCACCCATCCAAACCACCCCCACAGGGCGGTGAGAGCGGCACAAATGGCAGAGATCGTAATTTTAATAGAATTTATGGTCTCCATCTTTTTCACATCCCTTTTGAAGTTTGTAAAGTATAAACAACCTTGTTCCTTATATGAGTATAGCATTACAAACTTTTTTAAGAGATAACAATGGGGCCGAAAGGCCCCATTGCTTTACTTCCATGGATTGTTCTTGTCGGACTCATACTTGGTTCCAAACAGGTAGGACCGTTCAGAATTGCTGAGGTCCATATCCTCCAGCAGGTCAATCGCCTTTTCCTGCTTGGTCTGACCGCCTTCCTTTTCGTCGGATTTGAGCATACTGTAAGCAAGGTCAAAGAGGATGTATTCATCAGCAGTCAGGCCAACGGATGCACCGGCGTCCGCCTTTTCCACCCAGTTATAGCTGTCAGGAAGATCGAAATCAGGGTTTTCCTCTCCCATCTGCTTGGCATAGGCATAGGCTTCAATCTTTTCCGCGGCCTTTTCCTTGGTTTTGCTGTCAAATCTGCTGTAAATGGATGTGCTTTCGATCTTCTTCTGAAGTTCCTCCTGAGTAGACGCCTGGGCCTTCGCAAAAGCCTCTGTTTTCTTTAGCCTGGACGCCATGGCTTTCTCAAACTCGTCCATGTCAACCACGGTGCCGGAGGAGATCAAATCTTCCGCAATTCGGCTGTAGGTCTCCGTGTCTCCGGCCTCCTGTGCCCGGAAGGCGATGTCCAAAAACCTAGACTTGTTGGTGGTGTTGGAAAGGTTGTACCCGGCTTTTGCCATTTCATACATGAGCGCCGTGTTGTCGGTCTCGACGGCAATGGCATTAACATTTGCTACCGGCTTGATGCGCTCGACGCGCTCAATTACTTCATTGATGGTGGGCATAGTGGCTTTCCTCCTTATTTCAGCAGCCCCAGCCGGTCCAGCACCACGGCAGCCTCCTGACGGGTCAGCCCGTCCCGGGGCCGGGTGCCGTCGAAGATCCCGGCGGCCACGGCCTTGCTCCACGCCTCCTTGGCCCAGCCGTCCGGCTCATTAGGCTGCCCGCTCTCCTGGTCCGGCTCCTTGACCTCCAGCCCCAGATAGTCGCAGATCCCGGCGCAGGTGGCCTGGGCCAGCTTGTCCCGGTAGGCGGCGTCCTTCAGCAGGGCCAGGTCCTGAGCGTTGGTGTGGAATCCGTACTCCAGCAGCACCGCCGGGGCGGTGGTGGAGGCCAGCACCGTGTACAGCTCATGGGCCAGGCCGCTCCCCCACAGCACCACACCGGCGGCGTGGATACGGTTGATAATGGCAGCCGCCAGCTTGTTCCGGGCTGCCGTCTCCGGAGGCGCGGAGGTGAAGGCCACAAAGCCCCGGGCAGAGCTACCGGCGGCGTTGGAGTGGAGGGAAACAAACAGGTCGGCCCCCGCCCGGTTGCTTACGGACGCCCGGGCGCTGAGACTGGGATAGTCGCTCTCCTTTTCCCGGGTGCCTACCACCGTAATTCCCTGGGCCTCCAGCAGGGGCCGCAGGCGGGTATACATATCCCAGGTAAAGTCACATTCTTTGTAGGTCCCGTCCGGGGAGCCATTGACGCACCCAGGGCCGTGACCGGGGTCCAAACATACAATAGGCTTGCTCACAGGTTTTTCCTCCTTGTCCGGCGGCGTCTCCGCCGTCTTTTTTGTCCAAACACAGATCCAGTTGTGGACCTTGCGGGCGGATTTGATCTGCTTACCGGCAAAGTTACACTGGGACGAGCCGCCACCGTCCAGCATCATAGCCGAATTGCAGCCAAGTGCAAGCAGTTCGCGGGTCAGTTCTTCTGGGCTGCTTTCATCAGCAGTCTTATCGCCGGAGCAATACAGAACCAGGGCGTCTTTGGTCAGGCCAATGGCAGACCGCCCGCGCACGCCGTCCTGGGCCTTGTCATAGGTCTTTTGCGGGTACTTTATACCGTCCTTGATGATGGGTGACACCGCCAGATATGTGGCGCAGCCGCGCCAGTCCAGGGTCATGTGGATGTCCGTGCCCGTCCATCCGTAGCCGTGGACGTTGCCCCAAGGGGTTTTGGACAGCAGCCTGCCGTCCGCCTTCAGCCCTACGCAGGGAGAACCGTCCGGGTTCCACATACCGCCGTTGAGGATGTAGTCTGCGCCGGTTTCCGTCTTGACCTGGGACATGGTCTTGCGGCAGTTGGTTACCACAATGGCCAGACGGGATATTTCATGCAGTGGGATGGACACGCTCTGTTTGCTCATAAGCCCTCCTTTCTGCGGGGCGCAAAAGGCCCCGTCTTGTCTGTCCTTGACAAAACGGGGCCGCATGGTATAATGAAAACAGAAAGGGCGCTGTTGTATGACGGTTAGCCCGAGCCAGAGACTAAATCAAAGTTAGCCGTCCGGGAGCCAGCCGGGCGGCTAACACGCTTTTGGGGATATGCAGATCATCAGGGCAAGTACCCAGATGATGCACATGATGTACCGGAAAACCTTCCGTCCCATAAGCATCACCTCCCTTCTCAGGGAAGTGGCTAACCGCCGTTATGCAACAGCGCCGTGTTCATTATACCGTCACGCGCCACGTTTTGTCAATTTTCGCCGCCCTTCGGGGCGGCTTTTTTATACTATGTCTCCTTTCAATTCTCAGCGGTGGTCCCGCCAGTGACCACATAGACCTTGCGGTCTGGCCTGGGCCTGGGCGGCTACCTGGGCAATGGAATACCGGAACTTGTTGAGAAACACTTCCACAGAGTCAATGGACGGGAAAGAAATGTCAATGATTCGTTTCATGATTCACCTTACCCCTCATAAGAAATTGAACAATGACCACTGACAAAAAAGAGGCTATTAGATATTCCGGTCATACGTTTTATATTTCCTGATATTCTCATGGTACTTGTGTCACTCATACTAAAATAAATAAAAGATGGATTTATTACGTTGATGGAGTATACGGAAGACAACGGGATATTTTCCATAAGTTTCTGGTCTGCTCCTATGTAAGTAATGTATTCACCATCAATATTTCCGTAGAAATCAGCACTAATATTTGCAGATTTAGGCCCCGTCTCAATCGCTCTCACCGCCGCCGGGTATGTGCTGAACACGTCCCCGACGGTCTGTCCCTTTTCCGCAAGGGCGGCTTTCAGCTCCTCTTTTGTGGTATTTAGCTTTGCCAGCTTGTCGGCAATTGTTCCCATTAGATTACCTCCCCGTTGATGGTGTCAAGAACGGTGTTAATGTTGCCTACAAGTTCGTCCACATATTTCTTTGTCACAAGAGAAGTTGGATTATTTGGGGAGTACCACGAAGCAGATTCTGCACTTGTGATGCCTTCTTCCAATATTGCAAACACACCACCAGAACTATCGCTCGTTCCTCCAAACTTAATTAAGGCTTCTCCGCCGACATTGGAAGCCCAAACTTTTAGGGGCATTCCGTCTCCTTCAAACGTAAAAGCGGGTTTGTTGACTCCGACAATAATTTCAGCATTAGTCCTAAGATTTCCGCTTAAAGTACCACCAGACAGCGGCAAAAACGGCCCATCTTTCAGGCTCACCAGTGCAGCATAAAACTCCGCCTCAGTTCCGGTGTAGCCCTGCTCTTTTGCGGATTGATAGGCACTTTTTCCATCCGCACCGGCGGGTCCTTCTGCGCCATCACGACCATCTGCGCCACGGGGAATTGTGAAATTAAACACAGCGTCGGACTCTGTGCCGCCGTTGCTTACGGCGGCCTGACTTCCGGGTTCACCAGTGGTCACAGCGCCGACGCGGACGGTGGCCGCCTTGCCGTCTGAGCCGCTCTCGCCCTGAGGACCGGCGGGGCCCTGAATAGGGCCGTTGTTCTTCCACTCCTTTTTTACAGCGTTCCAAATGTAAATGTCATAAGGCGCTAAAATGCCGATTCCGTAAGCATCACCGTCTGGCAGGGGCCGCGGAGGGCGCATAAGCGCCGCCGTCGCCGTCCTTCCTCGAGTCACCAAAGTACACGCTTTCCGCAATCACCTCCGCCGTGCGGCGCTTGTTGCCCTCCTTGTCCGTCCAATCGCGGATCTGGAGGGAGCCGACCACCACAGCCATCCGGCCCTTTGCGAAGAAGCGGGAGACGAACTCCGCTGTACCGCGCCAAGCCACTACATCAATGAAATCGGTGGTGCGCTCTCCGGTCTGCTTGTCCTTGAAGTCCCGGTCAACGGCCAGCGTAAAAGACGCCACAGCAGTGCCGGACTGGGTGTGTCTGAGTTCTGGGTCACGGACCATGCGGCCCATGATGAATACTTTATTGAGCACTTGGACCATCCTTCCAATATTCGAGATAGACGACGGTTTTACCGCCGTCCTTGCGCTTGCGTTCCTGTACCGTGTAGCCAGCCCGGTAAAGGGCAAGCGCCACGGCTTCCCGGTCCTCCTTGTTCTGGAGGTACAGGGCAATAGGCTCATTCATGGTATCCCTCCAGTCTTTTTGCCGCCGCCCACTCCTGCCTCTCTTTTTTAAGCACTGTGCAGGTGTAAAAGTGCGGAATCATGCCGTATTTCGGCTTTTCTCGATCTTTCTTTGGGTCAAACAGCTTGCAGCCGTCTACGATATCCCGCCGGACTACAAGCCGTAGGCGGCCCCCCGGGACGAACAGCACAGGCAGTTCGTCGCAGGGGGACCAGCCCTCACAGTCAACCCTGCGCCACGTTATCGGCTGGTGGCACAGCGGGCATATCACCCACGGCTCCCGCCTCCTGTGCGTCAGCCAGCAGCGGTCTCTCGTCGGCTGCATAGTCCTCCTCCCTCTGCTCCCGGAACTCCGGCATAAGTTTGAAGTAGGGCCGGATAGAAAACAGCCGCTTTGTGGCCCGGCAGTAATCGCAGTAACCGCAGCGGGTGGGCCTCAAGGAACCGTCCTTCACCCGCTGAATGTGCTGAATCCGGTCCCTGATCTGCTCCAGCTCGTAGTCGTACCGCTGCCGGTGGTTCAGCTCCAACACGTCCTTGTCCGGGTAGTCCTGCTTGGATATGGCGATGATGATAAAGTGCGGGTCGGTGTCGGCCCCGGCGTACTGCTTCTCGATCTCGGAGTAAACGGCGGCCCGCATCATATAGCCGTAGGCGTCGATGAACGTGACCTTCTCCCGAAGCTCGTTGCTCCATTTCAGCTCGTTGATGTTCGCCACAGTCTTGTAGTCGATAACAAGCCGACCGTCCGGGACGTACTTGTCTACCCGGATACGCCATGGAACGCCAAACAACTGGCCGTGCATAATCATTTCGTTTTCCCCGGGAAGATCCAGCAGAGAACGGATCAGCGGGTCCTTTTCGGCCACGGCAATCATCTTGTCAGCTTGCTCAAACGGGGCATATTTCCCGGTTATGACAGTCCCGGCGGCCTTAGTGGTTTTGGTCTTAAAGATCTCGTCAAAGTTCTCCCGGCAGAACTGCTCGTGGGCTTCCGGGCCTTCAAAGTGGGTGTGGAAGTAGTTTCCTACCAGAAAAGCCTCTTTTGGCTCGTCCACCCAGCGGCCCTCCAGCTTAGCAAGCTGCTTGGCCTCACACTCGCACCAGCCTTGATACTGGGAGCAGCTCATGTACTCCCAGTCAGCCTCCGGGGTGTAGTAGTTATCCCTGGTCAGGATCACCGGACACACCTCCCGTCAGGCGGGCGTTGAGCGCGTCCAGCGCCTCCGCCTCGGTATCGGACGGCACTTCTTTGTCAGGCTCCGGCGGCAGGCCGAACGCGTCAGCGGGTTTCACAAACCCGTCCTTGATGGCAGAATAGAGGTGGCGGAGCTTCACCACATCGTTCTTGGACAGGTTGCCTACCTCCTTGCTCATCTTCTCCTCGATCTGTCCCGGGGCAATGCCAAACTCGGAAAAAGCCGCCACCAGCTTCTGAATGACCTCCTCCAGCGTCTGGCCGTCGGTCAGGGTCTGGGTCAAGGTCTTTTCGCAGGCATCCACGGCGGCGTCCACATACCACCCGGGGAGCACAGCCAGCAGGCAGGCGCGCTTCCGGCGAGCGCCCTTGTTGGCCACCATCTCGTAAATGTCCCGCTCGTCGGTAAGCTTGTAGGAGCCTTTTTTGGTGGTGCGGACGTGCTTCACGGCGAAGGTCTTAGAGTCGGAAACATTGGTCTCCAGGTCCCACGCATATGATGTGGATTGCATAGAGATCTTTGCGGCCTATGTGATCTTCATCATCAAATCCGTGCCTCTTGCCGCGCTCAAATGTGCGCCACCACATCCTCTTTCCGGTTTCACAATTTTGTGAACGCGTCGCGTGCGTAGGAAAGGGGATACGCTGATAAAATCCCCGTTGCCAGCTGGGAGACGCCCATAACCGACACAGGCGGGGCCTGTCACAGGCAGGCCAAAGCGGAGCGGCGCGTGGCAGCCCACCTATGGGCGGTATCAGCGGAATTGAGCGAAAGTGTGCGGTGGGCCTCCGTGTTGGCAGCGCGGAGGCTCACTCCTTTTCATTGCAAGATTTAGAGCACCGGGAGCCCCACTTTACTGAAGGTCTTTTTCCTTGAGTGGTTTACTAAAAATCTAATCCGACTTGTCGCCTGAAAGAATTTAGCTAGAGTTTGGTTAACATATGGTCTTGGGTCAAATCAGCCGCTTTTCGCAGCTTTTAGATTCAAAAATAGTCTTTCGGTTCTATTTACTTCTTTCCTTGCTCTTACTGTCACAAAATGTTAGAATTGAACGAGGTGATAAAAATGGCAGGATTTAAATGCCCCTTTTGCGGCGAAATCATGAGCGTGGACTATGGGACGAAAAGGGATCTTTCATTCAATTTTGATGGCACCAATAATTCTGTAACATCAACATCCCCTCATCTGCACATTCGGATATTTAAGTGTCCCAATGATCTATGCCAAAAGGAGACCATCATTGCGAATGGAAGATTTGGGTATATAGATGGAAAGACGGTGCTGATACATCCGCAGGCACGCTATCAGCATTTTCCAGACTATGTTCCGGTGGGGATTCGGGAGGATTACGAAGAAGCGTGCCTCATTCAGGATCGCAGTCCAAAGGCCTCTGCCACTCTGGCCCGCCGGTGTCTCCAGGGCATGATTCGGGACTTCTGGGAGATTAAAGGAGAGAGAACTCTTTACCACGAAATTGATGCAATCAAGGATAAGGTCCCTGCAGCGCAATGGCGCGCAATCGACGCGGTACGTCAAATCGGAAACATAGGTGCCCACATGGAGCGGGATGTCAATTTGATTGTGGATGTAGAGCCCGAGGAAGCGGGAGAACTGCTTCAGCTCATCGAATTGCTGATTGAAAAATGGTACATCAGCAGACACGACGAGGAAGAACTTTATAAGCGGGTCACAGAGTTAGCGCTTGCGAAGAAAGAGGCAAAGAACCCTGAATAAATGGATCATGAATCGCCAATAATGATCCGTCTGTGGACCAGTATTGGATGACAATACGGTTTGGATCATCTTCGGTTCCCGCACCGGCTTTGATTTCCGTCCGAATGACCTGGATGACCTGTGCCGAACGGATGATTCTGACAGTGTCTTTCACAAAATGACCTCCTGTTCAGCGAGCAGTCTATCGACCGCAAAAACTACACTCTTTTCAATATTCAAAGATTTGCGCAAGCTCCTGTTACGGTCGGAAAAGATTGCGATATTCTCTGCATTACCGACCAAAAAGCAGAATGGATTGTGCGTCCGCCAACTCTTTTTTAACGGAGCGTCATCGTTCCATCTTCATTTTCAATGCTCCGGTTCTGGCCCACGCCATAGACTCGCTGCGCCTCGCATGGCATCTCCCGCCGCTCTTGTATCGCTGCTACAAGAGCGGCGATTTCTTTTGGTTCTCCATAGGCAATGACTGCCTGCATTTGTTTCACCGCCTCTCTTTTGCCAGCACCACTGACAATCCGTTCTATCGGACTTCCTCTGTGGTATCATGGGAGAACACTGGTAAATCCAGAATCTTCCGGATGCCCCCCACGATGCTAGGGGTGTTGAGCCGCCCGGTGGAGATCTTGTAGAGATAGGAGCTGTCAAAGTACAGACCGGTCTCCTCCCGCACCTGCTCGATCAGCCAAACCTGGTTCTTGTTCATGTCGATCAGCCGCTTCTTGATGGTCTTCCCGAATTCGGTCAAAGTGTTCACGATTACACCTCCTTTACCATTACCGGTATTTGTGGTAAAATGGGGCTGTCCGGACGGGAGGAGATGATGCCTGTGCAGGCTACTTCAGCCATAGCGGGCCTTATGCGACCTCTCCCTGAGCTGCCCTAAGTCGTGGATCAGTCCTGCGGCAAGGCAGGCGCGTCTCGTGCGTCGAGTCCGCGGTACACAACTAAGCAACTCTCCCACAGGAGTCCGCTGCGGGGGCAGCGGTGCGTTGTGGTGGCAGCCAAGTGTGACGAATGGCGGGTGTGTGGGCATCCGCCATTTTTCTACATGGACAGCCCCATTCTACCGTTGACAGTTACGGAACCATGTAATATACTTGAAGTGGTAATTCGTATAAATACATGAACACGTAACTCTTGAGCAAATCATAGTACGTATTCACGCAAATGTCAACGAATATAGTACGTGTTCGTGTAATTCTGCTTTCTGCACAAAAGCGAGGGTGGTATTATGGGTAACTTGCACGAAACTATATCGAACCTATGCGATAAAAAGAATGTGAGCGCATACAGAATGTGCAAAGACATCGGAATCAGGCCGAGCATCATAACAGATCTCAAAATGGGAAGAAAAAAGGGGCTATCCGCAGAAGTTGCCAACAAAATAGCAGAATATTTTGGGGTCACCGTTGGATACCTTCTTGGCACCGAAGGAACAAAAAAAGCGCCCGCCCCGGAGGGCGAGCGCTCTGTCAGCGATGATGATATCAAATTTGCCTTGTTTGGAGGGGATGGAGATATCACAGATGAGATGTACGATGAGGTAAAGCGGTTTGCAAAATTGGTGAAACTACGGGAAGAGACTGAAAAGAAGGGGGAGCTATGACCGAAACAACGGCGCTGTATCAGACTGCCGCCGAAGAAAACATTCCTATCATCATATTGGACATCCCGAAAAGCGGCTCCATGTGCATCCAGTCGGAGAGCGGGCGGTGCTATATCGGAATGGACTATGGCGTTCTTCCGGAGGAAAGTATCCGCCGTGTCCATCTGGCTCATGAACTAGGGCACTGCAAGACAGGTGCATTTTATAACCGCTGGGCGGCCAGAGACGTGCGGAAGAAGCACGAAAATCGGGCGGACAAATGGGCCGTAAATAAGCTGATCCCTGTGGACGAGCTGGATCAGGCGGTAGCAGATGGACACACGGAGTTGTGGGATCTGGCGGACCACTTTGGCGTGACGGAGGAGTTTATGCGGAAAGCGGTCTGTTGGTATACACACGGCAACACGGAGACGGAATTGTACTTTTGAGTAAACGTGCCGCCCTCTCCGAGGGAGGTGGCGTGGAGCGCCGGATGGAGAAATAAATCGTCCGGTTTTCGGGAAAGGAGAATTGTTGTGGGTGGAATACTACTTGCTATAGGCATTCTGCTCGGGGTTTCCGTAGATTTAATTATATTTTATGTGTGTGAAGATGGATTTGAGTGGGAGTATGAAAGAAGCGAAAAATTAAGGCTCCCATCTGTTTTAGATTTAGATACGGATGATAAAAGTACGATAAACCGATATGTAGAAAACGAAATTATTCCGGCCTGCAAATACTTTTTCTTGAGAAGTGAGTTCAAATTATACAATCCGGTTAATGATACAGCAATCGTGGAATTAGGCTATTTAATTTACCTCAATGTTCCTGCTTATATTCTGTTGCTAAATGGAGCAGTTTCTATTTGGGGACCTCATAGTCTATTAAAGTTCATTGTAATTGCTCCGATCTTCGTGTGTTATTTTGTGGCAAAAATACTGTATAAAAAGAAGATAAAGCTGCAAGAGTTCAAACTCAGTGATGATGAAATCGAAAGGCTGAGGAAGGAAAGTGAAAAAGCGAAGAAGGAATATGGAGAACCGTCGTTCTGCTTTTTGAACAATCAGTTAATACACAAAAGATTAAATTATCTCGTATATCATGAAGAAAAAATCAGAAACAGAGTATACTTGCGAAAAATAGTGACGCCTGCAGCTGCTATCGTATATTTACTGTTTATTTGTTCGTACTATAACCCATAAAAATTCACCGCGTGGTATTGATACACCAAGTGAGGGACAGCGCAGAGATTTTGGTGGGCCGTCTGCCCCTTGATCCTATCAGAATGGGGGAACCGGATCATGGACTACATCAGGAAAACAGCCCGACTGAATGGAAAAAAGTATGCCGCCTACGGTAAAACAGAGCTGGAGGCCATGACCAAGCTGGCCGAGAAGCTGGCAGCGGCCAGACGTGGGGAAGAGTTGGTGTCCGGTTCCATGACGGTGAGCGCATGGTATGCTCAGTGGAAGGCCACATATAAGGACCCGAAGGGCCTCACCAAGAAGTCATTGGGAATGTATGATGAAAAATACAACGGCTACATAAAGCCCTTCATCGGACACATGAAACTGCGGGACGTGAAGGATATCCATCTCCAACGTATCCTCAATGCCGAGGCTGGGAAGTCCAAATCCCATGTAGAGAAGATCCGCCGGGTGCTGCGGGAGATGTTCTCCCGGGCCAGGAAATCCCGCCTGATCCCATACGATCCAGCAGAGGACTTAGAGCTGCCGACAGCGAAGGACGGCTCCCACCGGAGTCTCACCGATGAGGAGCGGAAGGTGCTGCTGAAGGTAGCTGAAACTCATCCATCAGGGCTGTATATTTTGACCCTGCTCTATACCGGTATGCGTCCCGGGGAAGCTGCGGCGCTCAACTGGGCCGATGTGGATTTCGACCATAACGAGATCCATATTCACGCCGCCCTGGAAAGCGGCACCGGTCGCTGTAAGGGTCCAAAGACAGAGGCAGGCGTACGGGATATCCCGATCCACGCCGCCCTGCTGCCGCGTCTGCTGGCAGCCCGCGGAGAGCCTTTTACGCCGGTATTCACTGGGCGGGAGGGCCACCGGCTGAACTCCAACAGCCAATACCGCCAATGGTCCACCTTCCGGCGGGCTATGGATATTGAGATGGGGGCGAAGGTCTACCGCAACAAGATTGTGGAGTCCATGATCGCCCCGGACCTTACCCCTTACTGCCTGCGGCATACCTTCGCCACAGACTGTGCCCGGGCCGGGGTACCGCTGGAGACGGTACGGTGGCTGCTGGGCCATGCCGACATATCCACCACAGCGAATATTTATCAGCACAGAGACACAGAAACGCTCAAAGCGGGAATGGCGCTTCTGGACGGCACCGGTGTTAAAAGTGGTGCTACAAGCAAGTCGTCATAA